CAGGCCACACTAAAGAGTATTGCTCAATAGTGGCGTTATATGCCGCTGTGACAACATTACGATAGGTTGCATTACTGTTGTACACCAACGTACCAGCAAAGGTTAATTGCTTGCCTGATAGTTCACCGTTTAGCAAGGTTACAAAGTCACCGTAAGTTTTATTACTAAGGTCGATCGGACTACCTGCATGAGTTAAAGTGAACTCCATTTGGCCAACAATGTCAGTGCCGTTGTTTGCGCCTTTTTTGATTAGTACGTTAGTACCGTTAATTTCTCCAGCCATGTTATACGCCCTCTAAAGTTTTAATTCGTTGTTCAAGTTGTGCAATTTTAAACACTAATGCTGCAATGTCTTTTGATTGGTCAACGCCTGCGCTTGTTACATATTTAGCAGGTTCAAGTTCATTACCTTCCTCATCTAGCACGGCGCTTTGATATTCTTCACCAATAGCCATATCGCGCGGGCCACGCCCTTCGCTTGCCATGTGAAGTCCGTTGTCAGATGCTTTGTGAGCATTAAAACCCCATACCTTTGCTTTTTTAGGGTCGGACTTCCATGTGAAAACAGCGGCAGAGTCTAAAACCCTATTGAAGTAATCGTTGATTTCTTCATCAGTTGGAGCTGGTAAAAAATCTTTAAGTCTTGGGTCTGACGATGTAAAGTACCCGGTCACTAACCCGGTCATTTCAATACTGCCTGCAACCGTTCCGCCGTTATAGAATGCTGCCACCACACCATCGGAAGTTTTTGATATGTTTATCCTCCCTTGTGTGTTACCGAACCTTATTGACTCAACTGAAGTTGGAGCTACATCTGTGTATGACGTAACACCAGTATTACCAGTATGGTAGAGTTCTTGCCAAGCAGTAACTACGCCTGCTGATCTTGATCTAAAGTACAAATTACCTAAATCACCAGATAGAGGAAAGAAAAACTGTGCCGTTCTATCAGTAGATACTGTGCTGTATAGCGTGTTTACTATACCGCTTGCGGATGTTGCTGCGTTAACTGGATTTGTTACGTACCTCCACCCAGTTTCGGTAATAAGATCTAAATCAAGATTATTTTCAGCCGAATCACCAAGGTCGATACCTATATTGCCATCCTTAGCACCTTTAATAGCCACCGCGGCCTCTGCTGCACTAACACCGTTACCATCATCACCGTAAGCAGTTGTTGAGTTTGTACTTGCCGCCAATGGCGAGACTAAATCCACTGAATCTTGTAAGGCTTTATCTATATCAGCCGCCGTGTTTGTTAAATTATAATCAGGCATGTTTTACCTCGCGCTGAATGTCATGTAGTTAATGGTTAAGTCTTTTTTAAACCAGCCGTTTTCTGGCCTTGCTTCGTTTGAACTTGTATCAAGTATATAAACTTGCTGACCTGAGTAATTAACGCTAGTTGTATTTCTAAAAGCTGATTTGATTAAATCAACCTTTTCAAGTAATAGGTTATCATAGTTTGCTAAGTTGCGCTCTGTATAAACAGTGACTTGAAAAAAGCCAAATGCTTGGTCTGAACTTGTTAATGTTTTACCCGTAGATTCCTCTGTAGCGCCTCTGTAATAACAAGCAAACCAGAAAGGCTTGCCATCTGGATTAAAGTCTTTGTTTTCAAATGCCACATCACCAGAATTAGCAACGGTTAAAAGCTGCTGTACCAATGCTTGTTTAGTGTTTAATTCACTCATAGGTTAGCTATTTTCCTTTGCATTAGCTTAAGTGTTGATCTTACCCAACCGTTAGGTGCTTGTAATGAAAAGCCGCCCTGTGTTTTACCTGTTGGGTTTTTAGGTGGGTTAGGGTATCCGCCATATTCCAATGTGACCGAATAAGGTAAGTTATTAGTAAAGTATAGGTTTTTACCAATTACCGACTTAGGCATGTTTTCGGTTATTTGTGCAAGTGAGTTAGTTTGACCTGACAAACCAAAAGGTTGACCAACAGACAAAAACCAACTGTTTCTAGCTCTGCCCGTATCAACTGGTGTTTGCTCTACAATCTGTTTTAAGCCAGAAAAGTAAACGCCTTTTAAATCTTTGTTTAAAATCTTTTTAACTTTACTTAAATCAACCTGACCTTGTAGCGGCATTACAAACCCCACTCAGCAAAACTATCACAGCCGACATTTCGGATTAAAAAGCTATCTGCGTTTACAGTATCAATTCGCTTGGTGTCATTGTTATACACATTTACCTTTCTTAGTAGTTTATTGTAACCAGTTACGTAAAACTGCTCGACGCCATTTAGAAACACCTCACAGTTTTTATCATCTATATGGTCGCGCAAGTCACCCCAGCACACCCAGCCAAATTCGTTATTCTCTGAAAGCTCTTTTAGTCTAGTTGTTAATGGTTCGTTAATGCAATCAATGTTATCACTTAACAACTCCATTAGGTTTTTTACTAACTCAACATCTTTCACATTAACCTCTATTGCTGGGTTTAATTTTGCCATTACTTAGACCTTACTTGAGATATATAAGCCAAAACGTCACTTGTTGGCGCTTTAGGGTTTACATTTATGACATAATACTCTTTTGAACCTTGCTTGATAACGTCACCCTGATTAATTACTACGTCACTATTAGACACAAGTTTTTTATCACCTTGCTGAATATCTGTACCGTCAATGTAACTCTCATTATAACTTGTGAATATCGCGCCAACTAATTCAACATCTGATTGAGTAGAGGTGCCAGGGTTTAACGGCGTACCATCACCGCCCGTTCCAGTTGTTTTAACCACATACACTTTTTCACTGTTCGCTGAGCCTGTTTTAGCATAAGCGCGATTTAAACCTTTTTTAATGCGAGCTTGAATATTACCTGCCGACAAAACCAAACTCCTCACGACTGATTGAGCCATAACCAGAGCTGCCACACTTACCCGCTTTAGTTAATGGGTAAAGGCTATTGTAAACACCTTGAACGGTAGTATTTAACCTAGTGTTTGAATCGGTTTGATATGACTCTTTGTAAGCCCCTACAACTTCGAAACTAGCAAGTTTATCACCTGAGTCTGTAGAGTTAGTTTCGTATGAGCCTGAGTTGATAGCGTCTATCTGGTAAACCTGAGCAAGCTTAACCTCTTGCGGAATAGTATCACTCGCTAATTCAAAGCAGTTCTTCTCAACGCCTGTGCGTGGATAAATACCTGTTTGATTAGGTGATACCCTTTGGCCTTGTAACTGCTGCTCATGGTTTATTAAAGCTAGATACGCCTGTCTAATTTGCACCTGAGCTACTGGGTCGCTATCAGAAATAGACAACCCGTAATCATCAGCCAAAGACCTTGCATCAGATAAAGATAAAAATGTATTGGCATTCTCTACAACTGTGCCATCTTCTACAATTAAAGACATAAAAAAACCAAGCTTGTTATAACTTGGTTTAGTATAGCATTACTATTTAAGGTTTTAAAATTTGCTTAAAAAAACATATTACGCCCCCGACCCTATCCATCTTTCAACACGTAGCGAGCAGCCCGGAGAGGCATCCCATCCTGTGCTACCAGACACTTCACCTGCGAATATACCGCCTGAGTTGCTGCCGTTCAAATCCCTGATTAACTCATAAGTTACTTCTAGACCCGCAGGCAGTGTAAGCCAAGCTTCGTCAACCAAAAGGTTTAAAGCGTTTGCATTCTCAATGTATGCGCTAATTGACCTACCAGCTTGAGCGCCGTTAATTAAAGCCCTAAAATTCAACCTGGATGTTCCAGAGGCTCCAGTCCTACCGAACTGTATAGAGGTTTTTATTCTATATGTTCCAGCTTGGTTTATTCTAAGTATAGAGGCTTCGGTATTGCCACTGCCACTTCTAATTTCTGTGCTTACTGGATCTGAAAGTGTGCCAAATGGCGCTCCAAACTGAACCTCGAGCGGCACATCTCTAGCACTAGGCTCTTGCGATGCAAGCGCACTTGAACCATCGTAAAGCCTTTCTATTTCCATTCCTGTTGTTGGATTAAAGCCGCCAATAGTGTTATCCCTTATTTGCTCTAATAAGCTGTTTCTTTCGCTCATGGTGTACCACCTGCGGCAATAAGCCAATCTTCTAAAATTAAATTCCTATTACCTGGATCTCTAACTGTGCCGCCTAAAGCAACAACAATTTCAATCAATATTGAGTTTCTCATTATGAAACCTCTTTTAACTAATAAAAAAGGGGTTGTTAACCCCTTTTAAATTACGACTTTGTTTTTACCTTTGGTGTGGTCGCAGGCTTATCACCATAAACCTTGTCACCATCACCTAACTTATCAGGCTTAAACTTAATGTCTACCAACTTAAGGCCCGGATACTGCTTTTGGGCCTCAAACTTTTTTTCTTTTGTTAGTGGGTGTTCAATATATAAATACATTCAACCACCTTAGTTCTGAGCAATCAACAACGCACCAGCAGTGTGTTTATCGTCTGCAACAGCCTTATCCCAGTTTGTACCAGTAAACAATGCTGCATCAGCAGGAGACGCCCCACCGTTTGTAACATCCCATGCGTAACCTTTAAGTTTAACACCAAATGTATAATCAGCTTGCCATGTTGTCTCAATGCGCTGATTGCCATTGGTTGTGTCTAGGTTGGTTTGAATGTCACTAGTGTTATCAATGATAATTCCGCTAGTGGTTAATGATAGGATTTTAGTTTTATCAGGCGTACCAGCCTCAAATAATGCTGGAATATCAGAGATAACACCGATCTTGCCTAGAATCTCTACAACCTGAACATTAGACGACTCAAATAAACGGTTAGAGTTGTTTAGAGCCTCATCAACCAGCGCGTGATATGCTGCCCCCGTCATTATGTCGGCGCGTAACATTGTTGACATGTCACCAAATTTAGCATGAGTGCCATTTAGTCCAACTTGAGTTACCTTTGACGATGCTGAGATATCATTCACTAGAGCTGCTTGGTTTTCAATAGCTGCAACAGCACAGCCAACGCCTGTATTTAATTGGTCAGCTAATAAAGCATCTGCAAAACCTTGTGAAATAGCTGTAATAGCTTCACCAGGGTTCTTCTGTAACCATGTTAACTGAGCAGGCTCAAAGCGGATAGGGCCAAAACCGCCTGCTACTTTTACACCAACCAATTCACTTTGGCTTAAATCCGTTGGAGTTACAGAGCTGTTAGCCCCTAAGCGGTTTACTCGGCGTTGAGCACTTGCGATTTGTTGAAAGAAAGACTCTTTTGAGTAGTTACCCATGAAACCTTCCGCAGATAATACAATAGTACCACCTGAGGCTTGGTTAAATTTATCAATTGACTGGCCTAGTAGTTCAATGGTAGTGCCAGCAATTTCTTCGTTGTAGACTTGCATATTTGCTAAAGACATATTTTTATCCTAATTTTTGGAATCGTTTGTTAATTCTATCAGCAATCTGTTGATCGCTTGATTTGTTACTGACACCAGCCCCGCCAGTGTTTGATGAACCTGCGCCGCCAGAGTCAACGCCGTTCATAATATTTTTAAATGTGTCCTGAGTTAAGGCCCAACCTTTAAACTCGTCAACATTATTAGCAACCACTTCACCGTTATGTTTAAACGCTATAACTGGTTCACTTTGTTCATTATATGATACATCTATCATGTTTGACAACATTGCTTCACTTACAGTCTTGAAGTTGTCGTGAATTAATGATAACGCACCATTTAAAGCATTACTATGGTGGTACTTATCTAGGTTAGCTTGTGCCGTTTCCGCTAATTTGTCAGATTTAGCGGTAGCCTCAGCTAATTCTTTTTCGTGCAACTTTTTATACTCGTCAAACTTGCCTTCGTTAGCTAGTCGTTGCTTTTCAGCTTCAACCGCTGCCAGTCTAGCTTCTTCTGCTTTGTCTTCGGCTTCTTTAGCTTGCTGCGCTGCTGTTTTCTTTTCGTTAAGCAACTCGTCATTCTTAGCTTTTAAGCCGCTGGTTTCTTTTTCAATCTCTGCTGTATGCAGTGCTGAAATAGCCGCTTGCTGTTCTTCTGTGAGGCTTAAACCCTCGATTGTAGATAAGTCCATAATATACCCCTAGTATTGTATGGTTAGGGCTCAGCCCTTGTTGTTTAAAATACGTGACAACACATTATCACGCTCTTTCATTTGTTTAATCGTTAATGGTTGGCCAAGTGAGTCAATTGTAAACTTGGCGAATTCACTAGGATTGTCTAGCTTTCTAAATGCCTTTCCCAATGTTGGCCCTAGTATAGCATTTTGATCGGCTGCTGACAGCTTACTTAACGCCTCGTAATAGGTTTGATTAGCATCTATTGGTTTAGGGTCAAGCTTACCGTCTTTTCTAAAATTGGATTGACGTTTTGAGTCTTCGTCTTGTATCGAGTAGCGCTCGTCTACTTGGTAAACTAATGCGCTCCTACAGTTAGGGTGTAAGGGTGGTGTAAATTGGCTTAACTTCGGATCGTCTATTTTAAATACCCGACCATCTAAACTTCTACAGTTTTTGACAATAATACCACCCGATGTATAATAGCCTTGACCACACTCGGAGGTATAAACATGACAATCCCTAAACTCGCTAGACATTCCAATGATGTTTGTAGACTTTACCGTGATGGCGTTAGCGCTGCCGCAATCGGAAGGCAATACAATGTCACCACAACCACTGTTACAAACCTTCTCAAGAAGGTCGGGCTCATGGAGAGCAGACCAAGAGGCTTTGTTAACCCCGACACCAAAAAAGCCAAAAACAAAGCTGTTGAAATGTTTAATAATGGCTCTAGGCCATCCGAAATACTTAGAGAGGTGAGCATTTCCAGATCCTGTCTTTTTAAAACACTTAGTGATGCCGGATGTGAACTTAGAGGTCTTGACGGCTGGAGGCCATCCGAAGAAATCCTTGTTAAACAAGCTAAAATCAAAGAATCTAGAGGCCACATGACAAAATCTGAGCAAGAAGTTTTTAAACTCCTGTCTGCCGGTGATTACGAAGTCACCCCTCAAATGGCATTTGGAAAGAAGAATATTGACTTTGCCATTCATTCTCACTCCATCGCCATAGAAGTCTTTTGTCGAACTGTCGGAAGAAACTCTATCAACAGCGGGGAGCTCGCTGAGAGAATCAAAGAACTCGGCAAAGGTGGTTGGCATGTCTACGTCCTCTTTGCCTATGAGGCATCTAGCATCATTGACCACGGAATAGACGATATGCTTGCTTGGGTCGACTTTATTAAGAGGAGTCCAGCCATCATTCGTGAGTATAGGATGGTTAGGTGTCCCGCTAATCTTCTCGCCTGTGGAAAGATTGAGAGTGATGATATCTCCACTATACTTAGCACGATAAAGACGGGTTAACTCGCCTATCGGGTGGAATGTTGTTTCACCCGTAAAACACTGAGAGCTCGTCCTTGAATCTATAACAGAAATAAATTCATAACCCTTAATAACATCTTCATTATCTTTAGCGAAAGCCACTCTAGCCTGATTAGCATAATGATTAGTGCCTGTAATAGCGATTGTTTTAGCTGAGCGTCTAGCCCTATCTAGGGCTGATTTAGTTACACCCGTTTTACTTGGCTCAATCGTTTCTAATACTAAACTTTGGATCTGCTGTATTGTTTGACCTTGAATAAAACCTTGAGCGACTACCGCGTCTATTTCATCAGTCCACTTTTGCCAGTAATTACGCATCATTGAGTTGTACGTAATAAAAGAATCCTCACCTAACTTAATTGGTGTTGCTACTACTGCGGCTGTTATTTGTGCGGCTGCTGGTACGGTTGAGGTGAAGTCTTCATCCTTGATAACTTCATCTAATTGCTGAGCGCCAAATTGAGCTTCATGTAAACCAAGTTCGCGTTGGTCTGATTTAAGCTCGCGTATATAAGCCTGCATTTCAGTCGATACAATCTTGTTTATCTCGTCACGTATCTTTTGCTCTAACTCTGGCGTAATGCGTTTACGTGTTGAGTAGTTAGCAAATACAATGTTTATCTGACGATATATTTCATCAATATACGGAATAACCGCATTACCCTGTGAAGTAGCAACGCGGTTTAAATTTGATGTATGTTGACTGTATATTGCGACTAGCTGCTCATTAGCCATTATTCAGCATTACCCCTTAAAGCTTCATTTTCAGCGCGTAATCTAGCTAATTCCTCACTTTCGCCTTGCATGTCACCCGCTTCATTGTCGGCTAAATCTCTAATCTCATCATCCTCTAACTTAGTAGCTCCTGCGCTGCGTAAAGCTTCGTAGTAAATCGCTGTTGGTATCACACCGCCTTGAACAGCTGTGAAGTAATGGTTAAGCATCTCTGGAGTTAGGTTATCAGTAACAAAGTCTGTGTTTTGCTTGTAGCTAACTTTTTCACCATTGCCACCCATGAACATATCAGCCCATTTTAAGCACTGAGTAACACCCTCACTGATTAGATAAGAGATTTGTTTTAACTCACTAACGCTTGCACCGAATTCCATTTCTTTTGCGCCTAGTGTTACATTGGTGTTTACATCTTGGACTAACTGAGCACCCATTGAAACCATGCGTTTCTCGTCTCGCTCCATTTCAGTTGCGATTGCGCCAGTAGCCTCTAGTTGCAATATTTCAACTTTGTCAGATTGATTAAACATGTTGCGACCTTTAGCGCCCACATCTAACCCCGCTGGGTTTTTCATGTTGAATTCTTCTGGATCCATATCGGTAAACACGTTTGTCATGCCTTGACCATGATAATGTAGGTTATCCCTGTTGTCGCAATCTAAAACAAAGTGACCTAAGTTCTGCTGGCCCAAATCATACAATGGCGGCTTGTCTACTGCTGGACTGTTTGAAGTTACACCAAAGAATAAGAAAGGAATTTCAGATAATAACTGACCGTTTGCCCTTGGCGCCACACTGGCTATTAGCTCACCTTCTTCGTTGTAAAGTTCATTAGTGTAAACGCCGTCAACCATTACTAGCCTGCGAGTGTATTTAACAGTCTCGTAATTATAACCGTCATCTGATAACTTCTCTCGACACTCATAAAGGCGAACTTCATCAAGTTTGTTGGTTAGGTTATTAACGCGCCAATAAAATATAGACTCCGTCTTGTACCCAACAAAACGAGCAGCAAAACCATTTTCAATATCTGCAACCGTTGGCCTACCCTCTGATTGCGGCATGTCAACTAATACACCATACCGACCAACTTCTAAGTCTTCTTCTGACAAGTCTCTAACAAAGTCATTTAAGCCAACACCGCCACCATTAGCGTTAGTTTCCATGTATTGAGTTTGAGGCGAATACTCAACCTCTGGCGGTTTACTCCATAACATACCCTGTAAACTAACATGTGTTCTGCCAGTAGCGTTAAAGTATCGACCTCTAGCCCAGTATGCCGCCTTGCGTAAATTGTTTACGCTTTGCTGTTGACTGTACACTTTAGCTGCTGCTGGGTTTTCACTGTTTAGGCATGACGCATAATTATTATAAAGTGGGTTAGGCAGTTGCTCGATAATGCAAACTACCGCATTCTTACCTTTGATAGCAGCCCTAGTCTGCTCCCATGCTTCACAGTATTCTGTGTATTCGCTGTTTTGTACCAGTAGTGGATTATTTTTAACTGTCATCTTATTAACCGTATATGTTGTAAACGCCAAGTTTCTTCGGTGTCTGATATTGTTCCGTTGCATACCTTAACGAGTCTATAAAGTGATTAAACTCGTCTACAGGTTTGTTTAACTGCTTACCATCTTTTACTTGCCAAGCGTAGTTCATAAACTCAACCATAAACTTAGAAAGATGCGCGTTAACTATTATCTCGTATTCTAGCAAAAAATCCACGCCAGCGTTAATCGAGTCCTTACCCTTTTTAGCTGCGATTATTTTACAGCCTTTTGATATTAATGAGTCTATACTTTTAGGCTCTGCTGAGTCTGCGGTCGTTTTATGCCTGTGGGCTTTCTTTTCTTTTAGCATTTCAGCTATATCTGAATTACTCATGCTATGCTGATAATGCCCGTCATACACGTAAATGATTTTATTATCAGTGTCTATGTATGTTTGATTCCAAGCCGTTGGGTCGTTAGTGTAACCGAAGTCCAATCCTTGAACGCAAGGGAGGTGTTTAACCTTGTCAATGTGTATTAGCTCTTGCCTTACATTGTTGAATATAAGCCCTTCTGCGGTACCCCAGTTACCTAATGCGTATATGTTGTAATAGCGTGGGTTTGTTTTGCGCTTATTCTCCATAACCATTTTATAGTCATCATCAATAAACGCATTATCAAGGTAGGTGGTTTTTAGTGTGAATACATCTGATATTGGATCATCAAAGAAAACCTTTTTAATCCAGTGCTGTTCGCTAATTGGGTTTAAGGTCAGAATGATTTGCTTAAGGCACCCATGCTCACCACGTAAACGTAAATCTAATTGCTCAAAGTCTTCCTGTATTAACTCGGTGGCTTCTTCGCACCAGATTGAAGTAACACCCTCGATAGACTTTAACTTCTCAACGTCATCTAGGCCACTAAACATAATCTGTGAGCCATTAGGAATGTATATCATAGTTCTATCAGTTGAATTGAACTTAAACTCGTTATACAAGCCCCACAAGCTAATGATGTTTTTCATTAGAGTCCAAACAGACTTTTTAATAGTCCTATCAACCTTGCGGATTATCAGAAAGTTATGCTTAACGTCTGATTCCTGTAGCATCCTATAGATTATCTTCCTGGCCACTATGTGACTCTTGCCGCTACCAGCTCCGCCATAAGCTACTTGATAACGTGACTTATCCCTAAACAAAGGAACAAATGCTGGTGACTTGTTTTTTACGTGAGCTTGAAACTGTCTTAAATCTAGCATTGTTACCAGTTGGATTCGTTTGCGTTGATTACATGCTTGTTTTCTGTCTGCGTTGGTGCATTGTCACCTTGCATAAGATTATGCTCTTTGATTGCGGCTATAGCTGCTTGTGCGTTTAGAATGCCTTTTTCACCATCTTCTATCGCTGTAGCCTTGGCGATTCTTTCGAGCATTAAAAGCTTATCAGTCTTTGACATGATAAAAACTTCTTCGGTCTTTTTTTGATGTTCTTCTATTGCAACTTGAATATTAGGTTTTCTTAGGTTCTCGCAAGCTGTTACTGCTGCCGTTTTTGGATTGTAGCCTGCATCTATTGCCGCCTGTGTTGCATTACCACCGTTTAGCAAATACTCCTTAACGAAAGCATCTTGCTTCATTGTTAACTTGCCCACTATCAGCCCTGCCTTTAGTGTTATCAGTCCCAGACTGAATGTTGATATTAGATAGGAATGCCCTATCACCTTTGTTTATTTTAGCAAAAGTAGATGAAAAAAGAAAAGGCTCTTAATTGAGCCTTTAGTTGCAGTCTGGTATGACATAGAGGTTTACGGTTTGACAATCACTCCTGGTTGTCGTCTGGTATTCAAAGGTTATCTTCCATTTCCCCTCGTCTGCACCTGTGAGTAATACGCTAATTGTTCCATTATCATTGCTTACTGTGCCAACTGTTATATTACTGCCTGTTTCCGCTGTTACGCTGAAAGAAGCTAAAGCCTGACCATCTAGCCAGTTGTTAACGTCTAGCCCGTACCTGTCTGTCTTGGTGGCCTTTAAAGGCTTTTCAAATTTCATGTTATCACGCTGGGAAAGTTACTTGTAAGCTGTTAACTGAGCTTGTACCGCCTGACACATAAGAAGTATTACTTACTATAACGTCAGTTCCGCTTGTGCCTACAGTTAAAGTGTAAGTGCCTGCCGCTGCGCTTAATGTTGCGCTATCTGCTGTTCCTGTTGCAGCTATAGTTTCGTCTGCGATTGCGTTTGCTGTAATAACGCCTGTTGCTGGAGCACCGAACCCCGTTAAAGTGTGAGTGGCTAAAGTTGTACCACCTGCCAATAGGGTTAACGTTGCTGTGTTGTAATCGTTGGCAAAGTCACTTGCTCTGCTGTTTCTTGCTGTGGTGTCACCTGTAGCCATTTAAATACTCACTATGTTATTTGTTTTGTTAATTGTAGCTATTCTGCTTTCGCTAGGCAAATTAGCTATGTTGTTGTTTGTTGATAAGTAAGCCACTGAACCTTTTGCATAATAAAATACATCTGAATCTGTACCAGCGTATATTGTAAAAATTGGCGCACTTATGCTTGTGTCAATGTTTGCTGTTATATCAGGTATTGTTCTTGATGCTTGTACGCTGAACTGTGGCGCTGGCACGACAATGGATACTGAAGCGCCTTCGCTTGGTTGTGTGTTTGTTGCGGCTATACTGAATTGAGGTGCATTTATTTCAAAACTAACGTTAGTGTTAAATTGTGGTACTGAGCTATCTGCGCTAACCGTAAAGGTCGGTGCTGTTATTTGAAAATCTGCTGTTGCGTTATTGCCCGGTGCGGTCTTGGATGCTTGAACACTGAATTGTGGACTTGTTACATCAAAATCAACATTAGATGATATGGCTGGCGTTGTCTTACTAGCCTGAACAGTAAACTGTGGCTCTGGTATTGTTGCACTTACCGTTGCGTCTATAGTGCTGCTACCTATTGACACCCATTGGCTATTGTCAGTTGGGAAGTTTGTTAAATTACCGTTATTCGCTGCCACTGAATCCGTTAAAACAGAACCAGTACCCCCAGATAAACTCGGATCGTAGTTAAACAACTCGGTTGTAGGCGTGTCAGAGTTGTATCCTATTAGGCCGTAAAGAGTGAATTCTTGGCTGTATAAACCACTGCGCCTGCCTATTGCGTTCGATGATAAACTGGATGATATTGTCGTTGTGTCTGTACCCTCAAGAGCTCCATCCACGAAAAAAGAATGAACACCAGATGAGTTTCTAGTTATAACATAGTCGTGCGGCTGACCATCTGTAACTATAGATCGGTTATTCATAGTTAATGTGGCACTTGAGGATGATGTGGTGTATCTAACCTCAAACGCCATAGAGTTGTTATTGCCGAGTGCGCTCAACCTAATAGAGCTTTGATCGTTTCCGTCTCTACCTAAAATAACAACGCTTGAAAAGTTAGACATGGGCTCTATGGCTAAAGTAAACTCAATGCGCCACTCAGGACGTGTGAGTATGTCAACCTCAGCCGGTATTGAAACGTAATCGTTTACACCGTCAAATCTTAAAGCCCAGCTCATATATCTTCAGCCTCAACATACCAAATAGAATTTGGTTTATTTTTTTCAACGCTTAAATCTACCGCTGTGTATTCTATCGCTGTATCCAGTAGTAGCTCTACTATTGATTGTGGGTTTTCCGACCATTGAAGCCACTTGTTGAATGTACTTTCTGGATGTACAAGCTTTCTTTGCTGGTTGTATCCGTCTATCAATATTCTGCTTGGTTCGGTTGCCCAAGATCCATCCTCAGCCTTTACGCCATCATTAGAAAAACGCGCCAACCAAAAGGTTGGTATGTTTGCTTTTGTCTCTGCTGGTATGAGACTCATATCTAATGATAGAAAAGTGTGCATTTAATAATTACCCTTTCCGCCAATTTTAACAGCCAAATAAGCCAAGTAAGCTCGATTGGCTTTGTACTGTTTAGCTATTTTATAAAATTTTTTATCTGCTGTCTTTTTTGTTTCAATCGCATTTTCATACATGTAATCGTGTATTATAGATGCTTCGAATAACTCTCCAACCGGATTAAATGCCGCCCACAATAATCTAGGCACACTAGCACCATCAAAGATAAAACCAGCGGGAACAGTTACACTCTCCGCTGTGAAGTCTTCAACAAGTTCAAACGTATATTTACCTATCTTTTTAACTGTTGGTCTTTGCATTACTTGCCTATTTGTTCTTATGTGTGTTCATTGCGTTAACACCGAAGCTTGCTGATACTATTGCACCGACTGAGGTTGTTAATGGTAAAAACAGCTCTTTTATATTTGCTATTGCATTGGCCATTTGAGTGGAGTTACCAACACCAAAAGACTGGCATAGCACAAGCAGCATCATTAATCCCATATAGACCATGTACATAGTTGTAAATTTGCTCGAGATGCCTCTGCGCATCATACCGTTAGGGTCTATTGTCTTTAACATTACAGCTTGAGCTTCTGCGGACTCTTTTTTAGTCTCTATCAACTCTTTAGCTATACCCTCTATTGACTTTACCACGCCACTATCAAAAGACCACCAACTCATGTTAAACACCCCACGCTGATAACAACAACGTTACCCGTTCAATTATAATGCTCAAGTCTTCTATTTGCACAACGTCTAAAGCAATGGCTGAACTCATTAATAAAAACGTGATACCAGTAAAGTAAGTGCCGCGTTTTTTTGATTTCATCCAATCAAGTTTAAATTGAGCTTGATTTTCTATTTGAGTGTCTTTTAGCTCTACCAACTTATCAAGTTTATCGCACATTGAATTCAATAATTCCGTTTGCACTTCTTTGTCTTTATTTGCTACTTTGTATAATTCATTCATAACCATGATCCAAACGCTTTTGTATTTTCTAACGTTAATTTATCTTCATACCACTTAGTAACATCAAAGCAAGGGCATTCTTTAGGGTCAAAATGGTTGTGACCTACTACAGCCGCATTTGGATGTTGTACTTTTAATGATGATAGCAATTCAAATAATGAATCTAATTGAAGTTCGGTGAAGTTATTAGCTCCACCGAATCCACCTTCTAAGCAAATGGCTATACTTTTATCGTTTACCTGTTTGCAATGTGCGCCTTGATAGCTTGTCGATCTGCATTCAAAGCGCAATCCATTAAACTTAACAAAGAAGTGATAGCCAATATCTGACCAGCCATTCTCTGCAACATGCCACCTGCGCAAATCGCTAACAGTTACATCCATATCTGATTTAGTACCAGCACAATGGACTACAATAAAAT